AACGACAGAGCGCCGCTCAGCCCCGAAACGGGAAGAGCTGACACCAAACTGCCAAGCCCGGTCGAGCCTAAAACGCCGCTGGCCAATTGCCCCAGGCCACCCGTCAAGCTGCCGCCAAAAGCTCCCATCACACCGCCAAGGGTGCCCAGAGAAAAACCACCCGCAACAGTGCCAAGCAATCCAGCCGCAATGCCTAATATTCCGCCGCCGCCGTTGAGTTTGATTGGGTCACCAACCAAAAGAAGTTCTTTTAACCCTTTACCGTCTGGCTCCGTGCCAACGATCCGGCCACCTTGCAAAAGCTGGCCCGTAATCTGAACGTCACCTTCAAGCTTGATAATTGGAGCTTTGACGTGGACCGTAGCTTCTTCTGAATCGCCATCTATGTAGATCAGTTGGTCAGATTGAAGGTGACAAATTTGCTGGCCTCTAAGTCGGGTTTGAACTTGCTCGATTCTGAACTGATGCCTAGCTGGATCGTTCTCAAGCAATGCGCCATCGTTAAAAAGCCAACGCCACAGGGCTTCCCGCGCATCGCCTAGCTCGCCCCATTGAAACTGAAGATCGTCAAAAGCGTAAGGCCAACTGCCTTGAGGGTTGCTTTGCAAAGATGGCAAAACGACTGAATTGTTTAGCTCGCCCGATGGCGAAATAAGCAAAACAGACTCGCCAATTGAGGGCGAGTTCCAAAACGTGTTGCCGCCTGCTCTTTGCGAAATCCAAGGAATTTCGTCTGTAATTAAACCAGCGTTTAGCTCAACCCGGCAAAGACGCTGCGCATGATTGACACTGCTGATTTTGCCGTAACGCAAAAGCGAGCCGATGTTACGGGCAACATCTGTTGCCTCGTAATCACCGACTCCAGACGTGCGGTTGTCTGATCGCGGGACGGCAAAACTCATTAGGCAGCGGCTTCAGCTTTCGCAGTTTGGCAAAAATACCGCACTTGCAAAGGCAGTTCAGTCATCATTTTTTGCGGGTCTGTAATGCCGGTTTGCTGTAACCAAACAGCGGTCAAAAGCATGGCTTGCGATGCAGCTTGGCTTTCGGCCAATGTTTCTTGGCTGTATGCCGTAACAACATCTTGAGCAGCTTCGCACAAAGGCTTTAAGTCTTTGGCGTCTTTCTGTTTGACGCCCATGTAGGTCGCCAGATCTTTTACGGTGATTTTGGCTTTAGCCATTGCTCAAATCCTCCCAAGGATTAGTGAAAGTTTCGTCTCCAAAATTAGTAGAGACCGTGATCTGTTGGATTGGCGGTTTAGGGCCAAAATTGACGATGCAAGCGCCGTCGGGATCCCAAAGGCCCAGATCAACGCCTAAGTGATAAGTCGTATAAACGCATTCGTAGGTTAGCCGTATGGCCCCAATGGGTATTTCACCGTCGCGTTCAATATCCGTTTCGCAACGCTCTAAAAGCAAATGGCCTGATTCAATTTCAGCCATAAGCAAGCCGTCTAAAGATCCCTCAACACCAATGGCAATGGCGTCCAAGTTGTCTTCAACGTCGTCTAAAGCTTCAGCCAAGCCTTCAACCGTGACCGTAAGTGTCCGTCTGTATCCGCCATCCCAGCCGCTTTTTGATACTGGTACGACTGTTTCATTTGCCGTTTGCACAATAATGCAGGGCAAATCTTCAGGCATAAGCTCAACTGAACGGGTGCTAAAAACTCGGTCTATTGCTGGCGTCCAATGCACGTTGCGCGGTTGGTAAGCGACAAAACCTTCATCCCCTTCGACTTTGGTGTAGTCATAGTTTTCAGGGTAAACAGCGTCATCAACAACGCGGATAACAGACGCAATTCTTGCTGCTATCGCTTCTCGAATTTTTCGTCTTGGGTGGATGGTCACTGCCCTATCCTCTTGCGCTTGTCCTTTGAAGCATCAAAGTTGTGCCCGTGTGCCCGTCAGGTTGCACATCGCGCACTCGGTACGGAATTCCTCTTGCTGTAATTGTATCGCCAACTTTTGGAGCAATTTCTAAGTCGCGAGTATTTATACCGACGACAGGTTGGAGTGATGTGACCGGCATTCCGGTCTCAGGGTCCATCGCTTTGAATGAATCTTGAAAAAGACCTTTCAATTGATAAGAAGCTGCGCCACGGGTCAGCGTGATAGGTTCCCCCATCACACTGACACCCGCAGCGAGAACCCGGTTAGCCAGGTCGTTCAGCATCAGGCAACCTTAAAGCCGACAATCTTAAGTGAGACAGTCGTGCCACTAACGGAAACCACATAGCCGACGGCATCGTCAGAAGTGGTCGCGGTCAGCTTTTTAGAAGTGCCGTTGTAGTAGGCAATCGCACCTTGAGCCAAAGAAGCTCCGGTTGTTTTCTCAAAGGTATAAACCCCAGAGCAAGCGATTGAGCCAGATGCGCCAGACGCAATGTCTGCCACAGCAACGCCCACTAAATTGCCTTCAACCACAAGTTGGCCAGAGACGTAAGCAGCAGAAGCCACGATGTCGAGGCTCTTACCGTTCTGTTGATAGTTTTTCATTGGTTAAATCCTCAAGCTCCGGTGGACTTGTAGAAGCCACGGTGGTTAAGCAGGGTCGTTCCGAAGTCGAGACGCGCATAGATGGTTGTGCCATCAGGGTCGCGATCAGCAACGGTTTCAACCTGCGGTCCTTGCTCGCCTTGCAGATAGCCATGAGCAACCATGTCAATCTGAGCAGGGTCTGCGGTGACGTAGTAAATCAGCTCGGAAGCATCATCGAGACGAGGCTCAACAATAAGGCCAAGACTGTTTGCAAACACGTTGACGTTTTGCGTCTCGGTGGGGTTAACGCCGGTCAGGAACTTTTGCGCAGAAGTTTCGAGCGCCGCAGGGACGATCATGAACTTAGGGCGAAGGTTGATGCGGTTTTCCGCGATGTCCTTCTGATTGCGCAGCGCCTTGCGAGCAGCCGAAATGGCAGCTTCGCCAATAACGCCCGTGCCTTGGTTGTTGTGAGCAGCATTGAACAGCGCAGTGCTGTCATAGCTGGTCTGAGCGTTGCCAGTGATCAAGGCCCAAACTTGGTTGGACTCGAACAATGACATTCCCCGGCCAATCATTGCAGGGATACGGCTCAGAGCGTCAAGATCATCATTGATGATGAGCTGACGGCTAACGCTGATTTTTTTGCCGTAGGTGTAGATCCTCCAGGAGCTTTGCTGCTCTTTGACGGTTGCGGCTTTGTATTCGCCACCCTCAAGCAAAGGTTCTGGAATGATCTGACCAGCAATTTCCAGCTCGTAAGCAGGCTTGAAGTCAGGCATATTGCGCTGACGGGAAAGAGGACGCCAGGTTTGGGTCTCTGCCTCGTAAGCGGCTGAAAGTGTTTTGCGAGCAATGTTGCTCAGCAGCAGCGGGAAGTCCGAAGTGCTGTGCATCGCACGGCTGGCAATTTCTGAACGGCTCATGCCAGACAGATTTTGGCCAGAACGCTCAACGCTTTCTTTGGCCATGTCGAGCAAGCTGCTGCTCACATAGGCGCGTGATTGGTCGTCCCACTCGCGAAGGCCAGTACGGGCCTCCAAAGCGGCTTCCATGCAAGCGGCTCGTTTGTCACCTTCATCGTGAGTTACGACGGCGGCGACTTGGGTGCGTGCGGGAACTGCGGCTTGTTTAGCTGCCATTTGATCAATGACAAATTTGCGAGCTTCGTCAACGGCGATGCCGTCTTGCTCTAGTTGGTCTGCAACATCAGCTTCCAATCCTGCTGCGCGAACGGTGCGGCGTATTTCAGCCACCCGACGACGCTCAGCGGAAATGGCAGCTTGGATGTCCTCGGGAGAAGCAGCACGGGTCTCGGGCTCAATAGCCTCGGGAACCATGGTGCCCTCATGTTCGCGGATTTCGTCCATTGGGCTGTCCTTTTCAGGCTCGTGGTTAAGTTTAAACGGATCTTCGGAACGCACTTGCGCACCGCTGTCCGCTGGAATTGGGACTAGGGATAGCTCGTGAGGCTCCCAGTCCACAGCACGCATCACAGGAGTTTCCCCCTGCTCGTCGCGCTCGTATTTCCAGACGCGATAACCAACCGAAATATTTCGGATGATCCCATCACGCACATCGTTAAAAATGGGCGTGACTTCATCACGACTAGAAAAACGAACTAAAGCGCGGCCCACTTCACCATCGAGCCAAGCGCGTTCAACAACACCAACAACGTCGGATAAGTCGGCAGCAGAATGGCTGTTAAGTAGTGGAGCGCCAGAGTTTAGGCGTTCCATTCGGATTGCCTGTGGCGTCATAGAAAGTTCTTCAAAGTAAGAACCTTCCATCCCGTTACGAGCAACGGAGGCACCAGTAGTCCACGTCACTTCCACTGTTCGCTCTTCAGCGTTGACAGTGTCGGGCGCAAATAGTGCCCGCGTTTGCAATAGCGGTTCGCTCATAGGCATTCCTCCGGCCTTCGCATTGTATCTATGTTAAGGGTTTGCAGTTTCTTTAGATCCTTCAGGCTCATTTGGATCATTGTGCTGAGCTTGACCTGCCAAAGTTACCTTTCGCGGATCAGTGTCGAGAATTAAGCCAAGTTCATCTAACAGCTCATTGTCTTGCTGCATTTCGCGCAAGACTTCTTCTGGATCGTAGCCGTATTCGCGAATTGCTTCGCTTAAGGACATAAGACCGCTGCGAACTGATTTAATAGTTGCGCCAATTTCTTTGTCTGGATCGATTAATTCTCGACGCGGTGGAGTCCACTGCGCGACAATTCCGTCCATTCCACGAACACCGCCTAGCGATGCCGATTGCGCAAACCATTTCCAAATAGGGTTAAGCATTTGGGGAACAAGCATGTTCCAGCGCCAAGACTCGATGTTGCGGTGAAATTCAATCCACCCCATACGTCCAGAACTAAAAGACGTGTTATTTAGGTCGCCGGTCAACGCTTCATAAGTAATGCCAAAACCGGCAGCAATTTGGAGCAGGTACTGGCGGCTCACTTTATCGATCTCGCCAACAGACGGGGGAGACGCG